GAAGAGGACGAAGAAGAGGAGGATGAGGACTAAAAAGGCGACAACGACCTTGGGAGACCCTGTCTCCCTTTTAAAAGGGCGGAGCTGACGGCTCCGCTCTTACTTTTTGTTGTCCTGTTCCATCGTGGCATAGAGCGCACGGCGGACAAAGGCGTTGAAGGATTCGCCTCTTGATTCCGCATGTTCTTTAAACGCAGACTTGTCGCCTCGCTTTACCCACAATGTGACCTTGTCGTAGGCTCTGCTGTCAGTGTCTCTGACTATGGGGAAAGTACGTGTTCCCATATGTCTCACCTCTGACAAATATTATAACATAGTTGGAAAGCGCTTGTAAATACTTTTTTCAATCCTTTTCTTGCATTCTGCGGTTTAAAGCGTTCTTTATGTACGAACTGACGGATTCTCCTGCGTTTTCTGCGTGCTCCTTGACCTTCTCGTAATACTCGTTCTGCAAGTCGAGGGATACACGGTGGATGTGTGTCTTGTGATATTTCGCTGATGCCCGTTTCTGAGCTTCTGTCTGCGGCATATATTTCTCTCCCTAGTACTTGAACTCTAGCGTGAGTCCGCTCTTAAATTCCATCACGTCAACATGCCCATCACGGATAGTTAAACGTTTAATAACCTGCTGAGCGAACTGCTTGCGAGCTTCTTTCGACACGACGGAGTTGAACTTCTTCGGGTTGAATGGTTCGGATGTGAGCATATCCGCAAGGAGATAAAACGACGCTTTCTCCTTGAACTCATCGACCTCGATGGCGGCGTTCTCCCGGCGGCGTTTCAGATTATCAATCTGCTCCTTCAGCGCCTCCGACATCAGGTCGTATTCCTCGTCCCCGATGTCACCGTTCGTGTACAAACGCTTCGTTCTTTTTAACGTGGATTCCGTCCTCTTCAGCTCGGCAGATAACAGCTCAAATTCTTCCTTGTCGTGCTTGTCGAAGCGAGGCTTGAACTCTATTGACGGCGTATTACCCTCTGTGACTTCACACACGGCTCGCAGGGAAGATTCTGCGATTCCCTTGGGTTCTTTTACCCCTTTAAGTAAAACGTCCTGTAAGGCGAACAGAGAGGCTTCTGACGGTGGGGATGAAGAAACAGAAAGTAGGTTGTGGATGACGGTGAAAACAAAGTTGGCAAGGGTGTCTTCGCTGAGGTAGCGATTGGAGCAGTAGGATGCCTTGTAGCGGCGTTTTGCACATCCGTAGGTTGCTGTTGCGTGACCGCTCTTGTTGGGCTTGTATGAGTTTGGGGTCATCTTCGAACCACAGTATCCGCAGAAGCAAAGACCGTGAAAGATGTAACAGTGGTCGGAATGGTAGTTGATTTCGCTCGTGTCCGTCTTCTTGTTGCGGGACAACGACTCCTGCACACGGTAAAACTGTTCCTCGTCGATGAGCGGGACGTGGTGATTTTCAATCAGCGTCCACTCTTCTTCCGGGTGTCTGCCGTCCGGGCTACGGACGTTGTATCTGTAAGTCCCGATGTAGAATGGGTTGCGTAATATTTTGTGGATACCCACGGTACTCCACAGCGCACCTGACCTTGTACGGATTCCTGCTTCGTTTAAGTTGCGGGTGGTGGCTATCACGGATTTGGTTGCTTCGTACGTCCTAAAGATACGCTTTGCTATCAGAGCCTCCTGCCGGTTGAGGGAGAACTCTTTCGTTTCCTTGTCGTAAGAATAGCCATAGGGGATGCGACCACCGTTCCACGCACCGCTCTTTGCCCGAGACTGCATAACGGCGGAGACACGCTCCGATGTCATGTTGCGCTCCAGTTCGGCAAACACCAGTATGATTTTCAACATTGCCTCGCCAATAGCGGACGACGTATCGAACTGCTCGTTCTTCGAGATGAAGGTGACTCCCAACGCCTTTAACTCGGCGTACATGTTCGTGAAGTCCAACAGATTTCGGGACACACGGTCAATCTTCCACACCAAAAGGTGAGTAAACTCTCTTTCACGGATGCGGGACATCATTTCTTGGAACTTTGGACGGTCGGTATTCTTCGCACTGAACCCTGCGTCTTCGAATACGACACAGTCCTTCGCACCCAACAACAGCTCGGCGTATTGCAACAGCTCACGCTTCTGAACCTTCAGGCTGTCTTTATCAATCTGATGGTTCGTAGAGACCCGGGTGTAGATGGCGACTCTCATTTGTACTTCGACAGGATGAGGTCGATGACCGCCTTGTCGCTTGTTGATGCCAACTTAAACAAATTGACCCTGTTTCTGTCTTCGTCGGATACATCTTCGTACCTGTCCACGGTGTCGATGCCGAACATCCATTCCGCTCGCACGCCAAAAAATTCGGCAAACGTAAGGATGGCATTTACATCAGGGATGCGTGACCCGTTGAGATAGCGTGAAATAGCCGCAGGGGACATGCCGGTGTAATCCGCCAATGCCTGTGAGTTCAAGCCCTTGCTGTCACGCAACTGACGCAGTCTTTCCCTGAAGATGCTGTAATCGACTGTTAGCAAGTTTATCAATCCTTTCATAGCGTAGTGCTTCTATTTACACATATCTGTAGATTTGTGTCAATAGTAATTTAAGGTTTTTATACAAATACTTGACGAAAGGAAAATATTTTTTATTAAATCGGAAGTTTTTGTGTTGACAGGGAATGTTGCTTGTGGTACACTTTAGGCAAAGCGAGGGATATGTGCGCCGATATGGTGACATTCGTCAAGCAACGTAGACAGAAGAGGTGACATAGTGGTGGATGAAGAAGTAATGGAAGAGCTGAAAAGGAGGGGGATTCGGACATTAGATGAACTGAACAAAGCGTTGGAAGAGACGAAACTGGACATAAGACTCTTGGGGAAGGAAGAAAGTAATGACGGTTTACGAGATAGACTGTGCGATTCTTGACCTAGTTGACGAGGAAACAGGCGAGGTCAGGGATTTCGAGGCGTTCGAGCAGTTGCAGATGGAGCGAGGGAAGAAGATAGAGAACATCGGCTGTTGGATTAAAGACCTGCGTGCCGAGGTGAACGCTATCAGCGAAGAGGTAAAGGTTCTTAAGAAGAGAGCCGAACAGTCGCAGAAGAAAGCAGATAGTCTGACGGGGTACCTTGAGAGGATTCTCAATGGCAGTGTATGGAAGAGCCCGAGGTTGTCTGTCGGGTACAGAGCTAGCAAGGGAACTGTGGTCACGGACGAGGAAATGCTGATGAAAGAGCACCCCGAACTGATGAAGCACACGGAGAGTTGGAAGCCCGACCTGACGGCTATCAAGGAGTACATTAACGAGAACGGGGAAGTACCGTTCGCACACATCGAGGAAAGAATTAATTTAGAGATAAAGTGAGGCTAAAAAGATGGGATACTTCAGAACTTTAAGAGCGGACGAAATTGAGTGCAGGATAAATCAGATTTCTGACAAGAGGCTGACCTTGCTCCTGTACAAAACGGCACGGACGGATGCCACGCTGTTGGACGAGACAGTTGGGCCCGCACGGTGGGAGAACGACTTCAAACTGGTGGACGGAGTCCTGTACTGCGGCATTGGCGTTGACTACAACGAAAACGGCAGATTCGTATGGAAGTGGGATGCGGGCGTGGAGTCCAACACGGAAGCCGAAAAGGGCAGGGCGAGTGATGCCTTTAAGCGGGCAGGGTTCAAGCACGGTATCGGGCGAGCCCTGTATACCGCCCCGGATGTAACTATATTCGCAAACAACCCTGCTGTTACGATAGAGGCAGACAAGTTCAAGAAGGATAGGTGGGTGTGCTACGACAGGTTCGAAGTGGCGGAGATTGCCTACGACGAGAACGAACATATTTCACGGTTGGTGATAGCCGCTAACGGGAAGCCTTGCTACGAGTGGGTTGCAGGGAAGACTGCTTCGAAGAAATTTTCGGAGAAGAAGGCCAAGGATGCGCCGAAAGTGGAAGGAAAGCCCAAGCCTGCGGATGCCTTTGCTGAGCTAGCGGACAAGGTTGATGAGTTCTTTGGCGACAAGGTCGAGCTTTGTGAGGAGTGCAACAAGACCATTGAGGACACCACCATTAACGGTAAGACCTACAAGAAGGGCGACATTGTTTACGGGACACGGAAGAAATACGCCAAGACCCTGTGCATGGAGTGTGCGCTGAAGCATAAAGAAGAAAAGGCGGGATGAGTATGGCTCTGTTGGCGAAATGCGCCCAACAGAAGACGGACTGCAACAACTACACGGTACATGGAAAGTGCATGGCGCTGACAGACACTGTTTTTTCAAAACCATGCCCTTTCTACTGTAGCGTGGAAGACACGAAACCGTCGGATAGGGTATACCACGTAATAGACTTTAAGATGAAATTCGACATGAGGGAGTAACGGCATGAATGACGGAAGATTCTATTGGCTGAAGTTGAAGAGGGATTTTTTTAAGAGACACGACATTCGGATATTGGAGCACACTCCGTACGGAAAAGATGCGTTGGTTGTATACCTGAAACTATTACTATCGTCGACTGCGTCGAATGGTCTTGTTAACTGCAAAGAGGTTGCGGAAATAACGGAAGAGCCTGCGGTTGTTTTGGATGTGGCGATTCGATTGTTAGAAGAGCTTGAGTTAATCCGAAGAGTCGGAAGTTATTACGTGATGAAGGACGTTGACGAAAAAAACATTGTTGTTTCGTCAGAGGAAGACGGTCGTGACAGAAATACCACGGAATACAAGAAGTGGAGGATGTCTGTTTATGAGAGGGATGACTTCACTTGTCAGAGGTGCCATCAAAAAGGATGCCGATTGGAGGCCCATCACGTAGTTCCTTGGGTGGAAAGCAGAGAACTGCGTTTTTCAATAGACAACGGAATTACGTTATGCGAAGAGTGCCATAAACTTGTACACAAAATAATCCGGGAGATGAATAAGAGTGGACATTAAGTGGATTAAGATTACAACGGACATTTTTGATGACGAGAAGATTTTGCTGATAGAGAGTCTCCCCGACGCTGATGCCATCATAGTGATTTGGTTCAAACTACTGTGCTTGGCGGGAAAGCAGAACAATAGCGGCGTGTTTCTGATGAATGACAGAATTCCGTACACGGAGAAAATGCTTGCTACGATATTCCGCAGAAAAGAGACGACGGTGCAGTTGGCGCTTCAGACATTCGAACAGTTTGGAATGGTTGAGATAGTCGACGGGGTCATTACAATCCCGAATTGGGAGAAGCATCAGAATATTGATGGAATGGAGAAGATTCGGGAACAGACACGGCAGAGAGTTGCTAAACATAGGGAGAAACAACGGCTCCTTTTGGACACAAATAGTGAGTGTAACGTTACAGGAAACGCTACAGTAACGTTCGGTAACGCAACAGATAAAGATAAAGATAAAGATAAGAATAAGAATATAAATAATATTATGTCGGAAAACGTGCGTGAGATTGTCAATTACCTGAACGAAAAAGCAGGCACAAAATACAGACCCGGAACTGAAGACACTAAAAAACACATTCGTGCACGGCTAAGTGAAGGGTTCACGGTCGAAGACTTTAAGAAGGTCATAGACAAGAAGGTCAAAGAGTGGACGGGTACGGATATGGAGATGTACCTAAGACCACAGACCCTGTTTGGAACAAAGTTTGAGAGCTACTTAAACGCAAAAGGCGGACGGACACGGTACGGAGCTAACGGAGTCAAACTTGCAGACAGCACGGATGAGGAGTTCTTCTCCATAAGCACGGAAGAAGAGTTCGATGCTTCAATAGAGGATGTAATTTAACGGAGGATGACGGAATGGATGTGATGGGGATGGTAGCGTCCATAGCGGAACAATCCGCTCGGGCGATACAGATGGAAGATGGGGACTACGAACAAGACGGATTGCTCTACTGCGGTAAGTGCCACACACCGAAGCAAACCACAGTGGAACTTGGCGGTGAGACGCTGACGGTAAACTGTCTTTGCAAATGCAGGGAAAAGCAGTTGGCGGACGAAGAGGAACAGGCGAAAAGGGAGAAAGCGTCACGAGAGCGAGCACGGACTCGGCGTGAAGGAATTCAGGACGAGCGCCTGAGCAGGATGACATTTTCAAACGATGACCAAGCGAATCGGAAGATGTCCACGATAGCTCACAGGTATGTGGATAAGTTTGACGAAATGTTGACGAATGGTAAGGGACTTTTACTCTACGGAACAGTCGGGACGGGCAAAACGTTCTACGCCACGTGCATAGCAAACGCACTGATGGACAAAGGCGTTCCGTGTATGGTCACGAACTTCACGAGAATTGTAAATACGCTTTACGCCAAAGAAGACAAGCAGGAGTACTTGGACGAACTGAACAGGTACGACCTGTTGGTGATAGATGATTTAGCGGCAGAACGCAACACGGAGTACATGGTAGAGACGGTTCAGATGGTCATTGACGCAAGGTATTTGGCAGGGAAGCCTCTGATAGTAACGACGAATCTTACGACGGAAGAGTTGAATGCACCTGCGGATATGGCGAAGCAGAGATTGTACAGCCGACTTCTAGGGATGTGCTACCCGATAGAACTGAAGGGGGCGGACAGAAGACGGAAGGTGATGCGGAATGCGAGAACGGAGATGGAGGAATTACTGGGAATATGAGCGAATTATCAAACGATGAAACAAGGAGAGACGAAGGAATGCAATGGGTAAGTGTTGACGAGAGACTGCCTGCGAAGAGCGGACGGTTCCTTGTTGCAGGGAAGAACGCCGTGAACTGCGATTACTTTGACGCAAAGACAAAGAGTTTCGTGGGATTCATGGGTGTTAAGTGGTGGTCGAAGATTCCTGCGACCCCTGACGGTGTGGACTTCACGAAGCACGGACTGTACCAAGGACTGAAAGCAAACAAGGGCGACAGGAAGAAGATGGAGTTCCCATACAACTTCTATGCGGAGCTGACGGGGAGCAGTACGTTTAACGTTCCCGAGGATTATGAGGAAACAATTGAGCACTTTTGGAACTTGCTTGACGAGCGGACACGGATGGTGTTTGAATTGTTCTATAAGAACGGACTGACACTTGGGCAGGTAAGCGAGCGTATGGGTGTTACACGGCAGAGGGTTCAGCAGATAAAGGCTGACGTTCTGCGCAAGATGAGGCACGACGGTACAATGCAGGTCATGGTGAGCGGTATGAAGAAAGCTCAGGACAACTACGATGCGACCCTGCGCATGATAGAAAGCGGAAACCTCGAAGGAGCGTTGGAGAAGGTAGGGATTATCAATAACAGCGTGAACGAGGTCGGTGGCATTTCTGTTCGAGGCAGAAGGGTTCTCCGAGAGCAGGGAATCATGACGTTGGGCGAACTTGCAAAGTGCGAGTATAAGAAGATGGTTGCGTGGCCCTCGTGTGGAGCGACCACGGCTAAGAATGTGAGAGATGCTCTGCGGGAATACGTTCTTGCGAAGAGCTATGGAATGGGGTGATAGAATGGTTCCCGAGGAGCTTTACATAGAATACAAACATCAGATGCAGAGAATCGACGGTGTTGACGAGGTTCCCGGACAGGATATGGTCATTTGGCTGAAGGAGATGCAGAGTGACCCGAACATCAGTTACCGGCTCACCTACGACCCGGACGACAAGGCAGTTGCGGGATTCGTCATCGTATCCTTCCCGCCTGAATGCGACAAGGACTGTGATATTTTCATTCAGGACTTGTACATCCGACCTGAAAGCAGAAGAAAGGGACTGGCGACGGAACTTGTCAGAAAGACCGTCGAGATGTACAAAGTTAAAACGCCTTGCCTGTTCGTCATGGACAGGAACGAGGTTGCGCAGAAGTTTTGGGATAAAGTATTTGGCAGGAAGCCCGACCGAGAGGATTACTGGCCCGGCGGAAAGCTCAGAGTTTACAACACAAAGGAGAAATGAGATATGAACGAAGCAAATCAGACTGGAAGATTCACGGCTGACCCCGAGCTCAGACACACGGGCGACGGTACTCCCGTTGTGAGTTTTACACTGGCAGTGGACAGGAAGTACAAAGACGCAAGCGGAAACAGAATCACGGACTTCTTCGACTACGTCGCATGGAAGAGCACGGCGGAGTTCATCGCTAGATACTTCACGAAAGGGAAGAAGATTCTTGTCCACAGCTCACCGCAGGTACGAGAGTGGACGAACAAAGAGGGGGAAAAGCGCCGCAACGTAGAGTTCGTAGTGGATTATGTGGAGTTCTGCGATTCACCGTCGAGCGCCAACAACGTGTTGGAACAGATGACGGAGGTCGAGGAAGACCTGCCGTTCTGATTTTCAATCCATGAGTAGCACAGACATCGTGACCCAATGGCTCGAGGCGTATCGGAACACGGAACGGGAGATAGAGAATCAGTCAGAGAGAGTGCGAGTCTTAAGCGACAGGATGGAGTCGGTTTCATCGCCGAGCCTTAACGGTATGCCGAGAGCGCCGAGCGCAGACCCGGACAAGATAGGTATAATGCTCAGTAAGGAAGACGGATTGCTATCGTATCTTCGTGACATACAGGCGCTACACGAGGAGCACAAGCACAACATCGAGTACATCGCCAGTAAGCTAGAACCCGACCAACGGCTTGTTATACAGATGCGGTACATCGACGGTGCGACACCGACGGAGACCACAGAGGCTCTATACGGACGCATAGACGACTTCTACATCAACTTTTCTGTGTACCAAAGGAAAATGTACAGGAAACGTAAAAGTGCCGTAAAAGCGATTACACGGCTTGCTGACGGCAATCCTAGCCTGCTGAGGCATATGGAAACGTTCTGCGAAAAACTATTATATGCTTAAAGAAACGACCGCCACCTTTCCCGGTGACGGTCTTCTTTTTTAGCCGTCAACAAAAAATAATAAAAATTCAGGAAAAATGTGTTGACATATGCGTCAACCGGCTGTATAATGGTCTTGACCGATGAAAGGAGATAACGAGATGAAGAACTTCGATGCGAGAGTAAATAAGAAGACGGGCGAGGAGCTGAGGGAATACCTTCAGTTTCAGAGGAGGGGTTCCGCTGTAAAGCCCAAGAAGGGCAAGGGGAGCTTTTCCCGGAAGCTCAAGCACAAGGCTTGGGCGTGAGAGGAGGAACTTAATGAGAGAGCGTAAAACAAAAGGCTTTGCTGAACACACCTACACGGAGTGGAACGCTGACGGCTACCACTACCTGCACTACACGAGGTTCATGGGCGGAAAGAAGAAAAAAGACTTCACATGCAGGATGCCGCTGAACAAGTACTGGGGCGAAAACACCGCTTCCGATTGGGAGACGGTGGACGCATGGGATGAACTGGAGGAGAGCGCTTAGGCGCTCTTCTTTTTTACCGGCGGCAGGATTTTCAATCGGAGACCGTGTGACGAGTGTCAACAACAATTAAATATTTTTTATTATATTTTAAAATTAATGCTTGACTTCTATGTAGACACATGTTATATTATAGAGGGTAGACAAGATAAGACTTTTGAGGAGGTACGGATATGGTTACTGTTAGAACTTACGAAGAAGAGTGGGGCACGGAGTACGAACACGTTTGCGTGTGTGACAAGTGCCACAAAGAAGTGAATGAGGAAGACCTCTTCGAGTATAACGGCGATACGCTGTGCACGGAGTGCCTCAAAGAAATGTTCCCGTACGAGTGGGACGACGAGTTAGGCGACTGCCTCGTCGTTGACGGTGAACTCCGTTCTGTGGATGACCTCGGTGATGTGTTCGTTCCCGTGGACGTATGGGACGAGAAATGGCTCGACCGCCCCGATGTGGATGCCATGTTTGACGCATGGCGGGACAAAAGATTCTTTGGATGAGGAGGAACTAAAATGGATAGCAGAGAAAAGATTCTTGTGCGGAACATTACGGACGCACTTAACCCGTTCGGGTTCAGCCGCAAAACCTTTTGCGAGGAAATGAACAGAGAGCACAGATACCTGCAGAGCGAGTGGATGGAACTTGTGTGTGAGTTTATCCGCTATGCGGGTTCGGATAAGTACGGATACGACGGGCGCAACGAGTGGGTGCACACGCTGTGCAAAAAGCTGACTGAAGAACTTCCGTAAAGAGAGGAGAATGTAACATGTTCGGGATAAGCAGAGACGCTGTGGAAAGCGTCAAGAAACGTTACGCTAACGGGGATAGAGTGGTTCTAATATGCATGGGGGATGACCCGAGACCGATTCCCGAGGGCACGCAGGGAACTGTACGATGCGTGGACGACATGGGCACGGTGCACGTTTCGTGGGACAACGGGAGACAACTCGGAATGTGCGTGCTTGACGGGGACGCAATACGCAAAGTGTGAGCAGGCGGGGCGAAAGCCCCGCTTCTCTTATGGGTGCGGATTTTCAATCGCAGGCCCCGGTGGGCGGGCGATAGCGACGAGAAAAAATCTGCAAAAAATAATAATTTTTTAGGAAAAAGTGTTGACAGCAATGTATATATGTGGTATTATAATATCAGAAAACAGGAGTGCGGCTCGGTAGCCTGTAGGCGAGAAAGTCGGTAGCCTTGACGGTAGTCGGGGCAGAAGATAACTCGGTGGCCCGAGGGCTCCACGGACTAACTTTTTAGAAGGAGGACTTTATAATGAGAGAGTACGAACTGATGCCCGTGGACGGTAGAAAGAGCTTCTATGGCAAGGCGAGGGTGCTTGTCGAGGACGATGGAACCGAGACCCTCATTAGCTACACGACACCTGTAATGCGCAGGAACGCTGACGGTACGCTGACCCGCCTGTGGTGGGGATGGAGCGCCACGACCGGCAGACACATAAAAGCGTTCTGCGGACTCGGGAAGGCCGACTGCGACAAGATGGGCGCATAAAGAAGGGGAGGGCAACGCCCTCCTCTTTTCAGGGGCACGACATTTTCAATATGTCGAACGTCCTGAAATCATATATACACATAACTTGTGATTCCGAGTTGACATAGACGGCGAGATATGGTATGCTGAAGATGGCAAGAGGGATAGATGTGCCCACGTGTTGACATGCGGTAAGGAGTGTTGACGGTGGCGAAATGCGAGTGGCCCGATGGGGTGACGGTGAAGCCCGACGGGGTGCACGAGATGGATGCGTGCGCATACGAGGTTATAGAGAAATACAGGAACGTAACGATAGAGGTTTTGAGGTGCTCACGGTGCGGACACGAAGAGTTTGTATGGTACAGGCAGGAGAATACGGAGGATGTGACGGAAGAGGATGAAGGCGCAACTGATTGACCTTGTGTTCAGTCGTGACGGTAAAAGGATAGTTACGTTTCAGACAGATGAGTCGATAGAGGATGTATTCGACGAGTTCCACGGTAGAGACGTAGAGGTTCAGATAAAAGACTACAAGAGGAAACGAAGCCTTGACGCTAACGGCTATGCGTGGGTGCTGATAGGCAAGTTGGCGGCACGGTTGGGTCTGACGAAGACCGAGGTTTATCAATCGGCTATCCGGGAAATCGGAGGCGTATCGGACGTTATTTGCCTTCAAGACAAGGCGAAGGAAGCGTTCATACGCAGTTGGGAGTCTAACGGTATCGGATGGCAGTGCGAGGAGATGCCGAGCAAGTTAGAGGGTTGCACGAACATAGTTGTGTACTACGGAAGCAGTTCCTACGATTCGAGGCAGATGAGTTCCTTGATTGACGGTCTGATAGAGGAGTGCAGGCAATACGGGATAGAAACGATGCCCGAGGATAGATTAAATGCTTTACTAAACGAATGGGAGGAAAGATGATGAACAACACGGTAGAGAAGAGCAGAGAGACACAGACGAACGAGGTACTGACGCATTTTCAATCCAAGGGTAGCCTTACCAGTTGGGAGGCTATTCAGCAGTACAAAGCCACACGTTTGGCAGACATTGTGTTCCGTCTCAAGAAGAAAGGGCACAACATCACCACGGTGATAGAGGAGTCTGTAAACGCTGACGGTGAGAGGAAGAGGTATGCGAGATACTATTACGTACGATGAGTTCAACCAACAGGAGCGACGGTGTTTTCTGTGCGGACGAAACGGGCAAGGCGACCCGCTAGACAAGCACCACGCATTTCCCGGAGCGTTAAGGGACAAGTCGGAGCAATACGGGCTGTGGGTGTACTTGTGTCATGCACGGTGCCATATATTCGGAGCGGAAGCGGTACACAACTGTGTGGAGACGAAGAAATGGATTCAGAGTTTTGCACAGAAGAAAGCGATGATAGAACAAGGGTGGACGATAGAGCAGTTCCGACGGGAGTTCGGTAAGAATTACTTGAACGAGCAAGATGCACTGGAGTTGGTGGAAAGAGGTGTTAAGCTATGAGCGTAGAGCGTGATGTCGCAAAGCTGACGGTTCAGCAGATGCGCAAGGCGAAGAGGATAGCTACGCTGTACAACGACGTTCAGGAAATCAGGGACGCTATAGACTTTATCAATCAGGGCGCTGATGAGCTGACCCTGAAGATGAGCGCAGAGTCGACGGTGAAACTGGTGCTGACAGCCTTGCAGGGTGTTGTTGACACGCTGACGGATGAGCTTACAGACGAAATAAATAACTAAATTTTTTACGCCTAACTGTTGACGGCTATGCTAACATATGTTATAATAGAACCATAGTAGAGATGAACCTAATTCTTTGAAGGAGGACTTGAGATGACAGTAAAAGAACTTTTGAACGTGGTTCCCGACGGCGCAAGCGTTCGCTTTAGCGACAGAGGCAACAAGACCATTTACGACGGTGTGATAAGGAACGCTGAAGAGATTCTGATGCACAAAGACCTTGCGAACAAGGTTGTGGAGATGATGTTCGCCTACAACAACAAGATTGTTGCTGTTGTTCGGTGAGGGCGAGATGTCATGACGGTATACGACTTGTTCACGGTGGTTGACCGAGAGACGAAGGTAATGGTGACAGAAGAGGGCAGACCTGCACGGAACATATACAAGGGCGAATTTTGGAAGGCTGACGGTAGCCTTGCGAAGCGCACGGTAAAGTTTATGTGGTACTCTGACGGACGGCTGTGGATAGAGGTAGACAAAGAGGAGCGGGAAGGAGGACTTAACTATGATGTTCGAGATTCGCAGTTACGGTAAAAGCATGTACGGTGGATGGTACGCCGAGTACGCCCTAGTCGACTACGACGGTAAGTACAGGCACTTTGGCGGCGAGCACTTCGAGAGGCTAAGAGACCTCAAGGAGTGGGCAAACGAGAACGGCGCACCGCTCTACGACTGGAGAAGATACGACAACGGATAAAACACAGAGCTCGCCTAACCGGCGGGCTCTTTCTTATACACAATGGATTTTCAATCGGAGGCTATGCCCACGGCGAAGGGCATAAAAAAAGAGCCCCGAAGGGCTCATGCTACGCATACGTAGCGGAAGTAGCGCCTGTCGCACCACTCTTCTTCGTCGCAGAAGAAGAAGTTGTAGTCACGCATTACATCGTGTACGAGCTCGGCATCTGTGTTGTCGAACACAACGAGCGTAACCTCGCCGCCGTCAGCGTGCTCAACGTAGCACTCGCATTCGCTGAGCTCGTCCAAAGCGTGCTCCACAGCGGAGAATACACGCTCTTTGCTCTCGCTGAGCATACGAGCCCGACGCATAGCGTCGGTTTCGTGCTCCACGTACTCGCCGAGGCTCGGGTCAGCCTTGAGCGCTTCTACAGCGTACACGTTGCGGTAGAAGTCGTTGAGGAACGTGAAGCCATGCTCGGCCTCGTACGCCTCGTACGCCTCGAAGAAGGGGCGCAGGTGCTCGGGCTGACCTTCTGCACACACCATGTCGAAGTCCCGGCAGTCCTCGTCATAGAAGAGGTGACCGACTTCGCCATGAGTGCCGACATGCCGCCAACCGCACATCTTGGCGACCCACAGAGACTCGTCGTGAATCTGCTGAAGAGAAATGATGTTAGCCATAGTAAGAACCTCCAAAAGTAGTAGAAATCTTGTTTACATCCTAATAATAGCATATGAATACATATGTGTCAATACTTTTTTGTAGAAAAAATTAAAATATTTTTATGCTGTTGCAGAAGACCATCATCTACAGCCACAGCAACGCCTACACGCACTGCAGAGCAATGCTAGCCAGTGCTACAGCGTACGCAAGCACAAGAAGCACACAATCACACAGCAGAACGCAAACGCTCTGAAACAGGCGCACAGGGCCTCGTACGCAGGCGTGGCGCAGAGCAGTACAGCACGCACAGAATGCGCAACTGCGCAGGCTCGTTATTTTCAATCGCAGGCCGCACGTTTCTGCAGGCGAAGGCGGGGGCGTGCATAAAACAGGATTTTCAATCATGCGATATTTTTGCATACCCCCCATGCCACTCAAATATAGTTTTTCAACGAATTTAGTGGGGGGGTCGTTTTTGGAGCGTTCACCCCCT